ATTGTGATATTATAAAACTTGGAATAGATTGCAAGTGATTTAATAGGTAATGAATGGCGATAACAGAGCTTAGCGATAAACAAATCGAGTCATTTCAAGACTCGACTGCACGGATCAACATCTTTGAGGGGCCTGTCAGGGCGGGAAAATCGTTCATTGCGCTAATCAGGTGGTTGGAGTTTTGTAGAAGCGGACCCAAGGGTCCACTTATTATATGTGGAAAGACGGATAAGACGATCAAGCGCAACATCATTACGCCATTGCAAGAGCTTGTCGGTTCTGCTGTCCAGTACTCTTCTGGCAAAGGAGAGGTTTATCTATATAATAGGGTGATGAACGTCGTTGGCGCGAATGATGATCGAGCAGAGCAAAAGATACGCGGTTCTGAATATGCCGGAGCGTTGATTGACGAGGCAACGTTGATTCCTGAGAGCTTCTTTAAAATGCTACTATCGCGTCTTTCTGTGGAAGGGGCGCAACTATTTTGCTCTACGAACCCCGACAGTCCATATCATTGGCTGAAGCGTGATTTTATGGACCGTCGTCATGAATTAGATTTGAAAGTCTTTTCATATAGCATCCACGACAACCCTTCTCTGAGCGAAAAATACATTGCCGATCTATCTGCGGAGTACCAAGGCTTGTGGTACAAGAGATATATCCTTGGCGATTGGGTTCTTGCAGACGGCGCGGTATACGATTTTTTCGATGACAAGATCCATGTGATCAAGGCTCCTGCAATGCCTGCTGACTATTATATCGTAGGGATCGACTATGGCACGACGAATCCGACTGTATTTTCTCTGATTGGCTACAATCCTGGATGCTATCCGAATATGTGGCTGGAAAAAGAATATTTCTATGACTCTCAAAAGACGATGAAACACAAAAGTGACTATGAGTACGCTTTGGACTTGATTGAGTTTGTGAAGGGATACAATGTGAAGAGAATCTACGTAGACCCGTCTGCAGCATCTTTCAAGCAAGAATTGCGTCGTAATGGGATCTATAATGTCTTGGATGCAAAGAACGATGTATTGCCGGGAATAAGGTTTCAGGCACAATTATTATCAAATGGAACATATAAAATTTGCGAAAATTGTGTAGAAACATTAAAAGAATATAGAAATTATTTGTGGGATTCTAAAGCATCGGAAAGGGGAAAAGATGAACCGATTAAAAAAAACGATCACAGCATGGATGCGCAACGCTATGCTCTCTACAGTCACTTTTTTAACAAAAACATTCGAGAAAGTTTTACCGAAGAAGACGCAGAAGCCTTAGAAAGGCTATATAGATAATAAATCCTCGAAAGAGGTTGAAAAAGGCTCTTAACCACCCTAGCAATAGGAAGAGTCGCTACACACGAGGGCTTTCAATGAGTGATGATTCAATAGTCAATGAGTATAATGAACTTTATGATGATGCTTATTATTCTTGGAATCCGTTTTATCCATTAGCGGAGACGGACTTAAGGTTTTTCTTAGGAGACCAGTGGAACGACCAAGAGAAGCAAAAGCTATTTCAAGAAGGCCGAAATGCATATGTCTTCAATCTCATTCGGCGCAACATCAACCTTGTCACTGGATATCAACGCCAGCGGAGGTTGAGTTCCGTCGTTGTTCCCGTGGAAAACTCCGACCAAAAGAGCGCAGACCAGTTCTCTCAACTGCTTCTCTATGCGTTGAATGCGGGCGATGGCTATCGATTCATATCGGATGCATTTGGTGGCGCGCTAAAGACGGGCATCAATCTTCTGACGATGTGGATGGACTACCGCGATGATCCGATCAATGGAGACATTCGTTTTGGCCGTGAGCCTTTCAATGGTTTTATCACCGATCCGTACTTCACGCAGCTAGACTTTTCCGACTGCTCATATGTCATCAAGCGTAAATATCTTTCTCCTGAGCAAGCGGCGTCTTTATTGCCTGGGCAGGAAAAAGATGTGAAAGAGCTTGCAAAGATCGGGTGGTCTCGCGATGACAAATTCACATGGCTTCCCTTCCAGCGTCAGCCTAACGGCATGGATTACATGGCCTATAACGAGTTCTATAAGCAGGGCTGGGAAATGGTTCCGATGATAGTGGATGAAGATACGGGCGAATTCACGGAATGGGAAGGCGATGAAGAAGGTTTGAGGTATTTTTTGCAACAATATCCTCAATTGAAGAAGGTAAAGCGTCCAAAGCGCTATGTCGAATGCAATATCATCGTTAACGACCAGTTTATGCGCAAAGAAAAGAACCAATTTGGTTTGAACGAGTATCCTTTTGTTCCTTTTGTGGGGATATGGGAACCTGAAGCTGAAACGTATGCTCTCAAGCTTCAATCGCTGGTACGCTGTCAGATCGATCCGCAAAAAGAGTCGAACAAACGGCGCTCTCAGATGATCGATATCCTAGATTCGAGCATCAATTCTGGATGGATTGCGAAAAAATCGTCTGTTGTGAATCCACGCTCTCTTTTCCAGACCTCTCAAGGCAAAGTCATTTGGAAGGAGGATGGTGCTGAGCCTGGAGACATCGAAAAAATCCCTCCTGCACAGCTACCGCAGGGCATTTTCGAACTGCAACAGCAATTCGATCAAGACATCATGAAGATTTCGGGGATCAACGATGCTGCTTTTGGAGAAACGGAGAACGCGCAAGAGTCAGGGATCATGATGATGTTACGGCAAGGCGCTTCGATAGTCAATTTGCAAGATCTATTCGACAATCTACGCTTTGCTCAAAAGCTCGTATCCAAAAAAACTCTTAAGATGATGCAAAGATGGACGCCTGAAAAGATCAAAAGGATCATCAACGAAGAGCCGACGCAACAATTCTATAGCAAAGACTTCATCAAGTACGACATTACCGTACAAGAAGGTATCCTGACCGACACTCAAAGGCAGATCTATTTCCGTCAACTCGTCGATCTCAAACAGCTTGGTGTTCCCGTCACTGGAGAGATGTTGGCGCAGGCGGCGCCGCTGCAAGGAAAAACGGAATTCAACGAACAGATCAAGGCGATGGAGCAACAGCAGGCGCAGCAGGCGCAGGCGCAACAGCAAGTGGAGCAACAAATACTCTCTTCGCAGCTTGAGCTTAACAAAGCCTCTTCGATCGAGAAAGTCGCTGGTGCCAAAGAGCGTTTTACCCGCAGCGTAGCGAATCTATCGTTAGAAGACGAAAGGGGTGCTAGAGCGGTGGACGACAGGGCTTCCGCGGCATTAGACAGAGTAAAAGCGATGAAAGAGCTTGAGTCGATGGATGACGATCGCTTACTGAAATATTTCAATATGGTGCAAATGATGGAGCGATTGAACAAAGAGAGTGAAGATGAGATCAAGCAAGACGATGTTGCGATAGCGGCTCAAGGCGAAGCGATCGGAAATCGGTTGTCGGGGAATACCGGACAACTTTCCATGAACACACAACAACCTTCGGAGGGTTTAAATGAAAGAGATGAAAGCATCTAAACCGCCATCGGGAAAAAGTTTTGGTGTGAAAGACAATACTCATGCGAGTCCAGTCAAAAGCATCTCAACGGAATCCGAAAAGGCGGATTTAGGAAGGGTGAAGCCATATTCCAGTGGCAATAAGGGTTATCCTTCTCAAGCATTAGAAAACAGTATTTAGGTGAAATATGCATCAAGAGACTGGGGAGACCCGCGATGCGATCATCGAAGACGATAACAAAAGGATACAAGATATCATTAGCGCTAATAAGGGCTTAAAAGACCCGTACTGGATCGTAGTATTCGCAAAACCGTCCAAGGTCGCAGTGGAAGGGATGCCTACATTGATGAAGCATATCAAGGCATATAAAACAAAACCACCGTCGCAGGTAGGGCAGATTGTTGGCGAGGTGAACAACCTCACTGGCACGATCGATTGGGAGGTGAACATGCCTCAGGTACCATTCGATTTTGATGCTCTTCGTGCTTACGGTGCTGAAAGCTGTAATGAAGTGATCGTCGAGACCACTTCACTACCGCAAGGATATATAACGAGATAGCGCCGCCGGCGTTGGCCATGGAAGCCTAAGAACCACTAGGGGCCATAACGGGCGTAGAAAAATTAAGGAGCTATACGCAAATGAGTGAAGAAGAACTTAACATGTCGGGCGAACAAACTGAGGAAGCCGCCGTTCCTGCTGGCGATGCTGGAAGTTATTCTCAACCCGAGCAATCCGCTGGTGACGATGTTCAGCAAAATGAACAGAGTGTACCGCTAGCGGCTCTGCAATCGGAAAGAGAAAAGAGGCAAAGTCTGCAAGATGAACTCCGTTTGATCAAGGAGCACATTGCATTAATGCAAGCGAATCAATCGCAAAGTCAAGAAAAGCCAAAAGATGAATTTGATTCATTGGAAGACACTGACGTCATGACAGTGGGGGAATTTAGAAAGATCTCCAAAAAGATGGCGAATCAGTTCAACATGACGATTGAAGAGCTAAAGATGGTGCAGAAGCATCCTGATTATCAGGAGGTTATAACTAAATATTTACCGGATTTACTAAAGCAAAATCCCGGCCTGCAACAATCCTTACAAAAGACGCAAGATTATGAGCTTGCCTATTATCTAGCCAAAAACTCCGATGCCTACAGGAGTGAAACAAGGAAAAGTAAAAAGTCCGCTGACGCACAACGCATAGTTGAAAACTCGCAGAAGGCGGGTAGTTTGTCGAGCATGGGCTCTACTTCTCCGATCTCTCAGGCGCGAAGGTATAAAGATATGGATGATAGGGAGTTCGAGGCTCTCGTCAATAGGAATATGGGCGGGATATGATAAGGAGATAAATTATGAGCATGACAACCGTCACCGTGTTGCCCCCTGCTGTTCGGGAATATTACGACAGGCTTCTTTTGATGACTGCGTATCCTACGCTAATTCATACAAAATTTGCTCAAACCCGTATTCTTCCTGAAAAGATGGGCGACACGATCGTATTTCGAAGATATTCGAGATTGGCGACCGTGCCTATTCCCCTTGTAGATGGCAGAACGCCTCCAGGCGCTCCACTGTCTGCAACGGACATCAAGGCACGTGTTTCGTTCTATGGTAATTTTGTGACCATTACCAATCAGGTCCAGTTGACCGTAGAAGATAGAACATTGAATGAAGCGTCCATTCTTTTAGCGCAAAACCTGGCACAGACGATGGATGAAGTGACACGAGATGTTCTCGCGTCTACGACTTCCGTTTTACAATGTACCAACGGATTGAATGGCAATACCCCTACTGAGATCACTAGAGATGATATCAACGCTGCCTTCCGCACCCTTTTGGGAAACGATGCGCAAATGATTTCTAAAGTGGTCACTGGATCGACCAATTTTGCGACTGTACCTATTCGGCCTGCTTTCTTTGGTTATATCGACACAGATTTGATCGACGACCTAGAAGCTTGTGCTAACTTTGTAAGTACAGCTAACTACGCTCAGCAAGGCCCTGTGCTGGACTCTGAGATAGGAGCGACTGGCAATGTTCGATGGCTATATACCTCTGCAGGCAGTGTTTCCGATGCTGCTACGCCTGTATATAACAACATCATTGTAGGTAAAGAAGCTTATGCCGTTGTGCACTTGAAATCGTCGACTGGAGAATTCTATGTCGAACCGCTGGGTTCTGCTGGAGCCGCAGATCCTCTTCATCAAAGAGGAAGCGTGGGCTGGCAACACCCATTCGTTGCTAGAATTTTGAACGATTCGTTTATGTTGAACCTGATGAGCACACATAGCTAATTAAATATGAGTGATTTATAAATAGTTAGGAATGTAGTTTAGAATGTTGTGCCTTGTTGTCAACCCACAGAGGTGGATAGCATGAAAAAGTAACATAAAGAGGAGTTTAAAATTATGGCACAGATGAAAGTTTGGGGATGGACAAACCCCGCTGCCGCAGTTGCTCGCAACGAGTCTGTCGGTTTTACGGTCAGCGAAATCACAGTTACTGATATCACGAATGGTGCTCAGTACTACTGGAATTCGTCAATGACTGACGCATATTACGTTACTGTTTCTTCTGGAGCGGTAACGACTTCAAACGGATTTACTCCGTTGGCGCAAAGCACTGCTGTTGGCGCAACCATTAGTGGTTTCACCAACGCGAACCCTGGTGTGATCACGGTGAATGACACCGCTACTTTTGGTTTTGCCACTGGCGACACCATTAAAGTGTGTGAAATTGCTGATGACGGCACTGGTACAAACAGCTTGAACAATACGTTTACTGTTGCTTCTGTGACGGCTACGACTATCACATTGGTAGAGAATACCTCTGTGACTGGCTATAGCGTTTATGTCTCTGGAGGAATGGTGACACGTGTTACTGACACTGATGGCGTTCCCGTACCTATTGTCAACTATGCTATCCAAGGGATCACTCTTGGAACAGGTTGCGTAGGTGGTAACGATGCGGTCATGGTGGCTGTAGCTCATGGCGAAAACGTTGTTGTTTAGATCATAAAGGCAAAATAAAGGAATGGGGACGAAGAATCCCCTTCCTTTTAAGAGGTAAAAGATGAGTTTAGAAAGATTTGAAAAGACTTCAGTGGAGGAGCTGCGAAAGCTTCCTATCGTTGGTAGTCAACCGAAAGATGAAAAGGAAGAAAACTTCCTTCGAGAGATATGCGAATACGAGTTTTATAATTTAGAAGAGCCTGGGGTATCGGTACGATTTCCATATGGAGATTCTCACTCGCACCATGTCTTCACGCTATTTCATGGTGGAAAATATCGTGTTCCGCGGTTTTTAGCTCAGCATATCGAATCCAAGAGCACTCCGATATGGGAGTGGCGTCCTGATGGCATTGGTGGGCTTACAAA